CAGAAGATACAGTATCAGAAGAGTTGGACGCAGTTCAAGCCTCTGAAGATGCAGTTGAAGATGTTATCGCCGAAGATAAAACTGAAGAAGTCGCAGAAGAGACTACCGAAGAAGTAGTTGCTGAAGAAGCGGCAGAAGAAGACCTCGAAGAAGCAAAGAAGTCTGTCAAGTCTGAAGAAGAAGAAGACGAAGACGAAGATGACGATGCAGATGATGAGGAAGATGATGACGATGACGAAGAGGAAGCCGAAGAAGGTAAACTCTATGCATCCGCAAAGAAAAAGAAAATGAAAGAAGAAGTAGAAGAAATGAAAGTAGATGTACAGTCTGATGTAGACGCACTACTTACAGGTTCTGATGCAGAACTTTCAGAAGAATTTAAAAATAAAGCGACTACTATCTTTGAAGCGGCAGTCAAAGCAAAAGTAACAGAAAGCATTGACAGCATTGTAGAAAAGGTAGAAGCAGAATACGAAACTAAACTTGATGAAGCCCGCACAGAACTAGCGGCGAAAGTTGACGATTATCTAAACTACGTTGTTGAAGCGTGGGTACAAGATAACGCACTTGCCATCGAAAAAGGCATTCGTACTGAAATCGCAGAAGAATTCATGGCTGGGTTGAAAAATCTTTTCGTAGAGAACTACATTGATGTTCCTGAAGAGAAAGCAGACCTTGTTGACGAACTTGCTACAAAGTCTGAAGACCTTGAAGCAAAATTGAACGAAGAATTTGAGAAGTCCGTTGCTATGAAAAAGGAACTAGACGAATTCAAAGCAGAGAAAGCACTTGCTGAAGCAACCAATGGTCTCGTAGACGTTGATGCTGACAAATTGCGTTCTCTAGCAGAAGGAGTAGAGTTTGAGACTATTGACCAGTACCGTGAGAAGTTAGAAACTATCAAGGAATCTTATTTCCCTAAAGTAAGGGCGACTGGCGCAGAAAAAGAAGAAAGCATTGATGATGGTTCTGAACCACAAAAAGAGTTGTCGGAATCAATGTCAGTATATGCTAGAACTCTTTCAAGCATGAGGAAGTAAGTCCGTATAAATAGTATTACGAACAGACTTCGGAATGTTTTTATTAACAGTTAAAACTAATATCTAACTTTAAAGGAGATAACAGATATGTATCTATCAGAAGAATCCCAAAAAAAATGGGAGCCAATCCTTGAGCATGCCGATGCACCAAAGATTAGTGACCCGTACAAAAAAGCGGTAACTGCCGTACTTCTTGAAAACCAAGAAAAAGCAATCCGTGAACAGAACGAGCAAATGGGCTTGTTCGAAGCAGCCCCTCTAAACCAGACTGCTAACGTAAACAACTTTGACCCCGTACTAATTTCATTGGTACGCCGTTCAATGCCACAACTCATTGCATATGACGTTGCAGGTGTTCAGCCAATGACTGCACCTACAGGTCTTATCTTTGCAATGCGTGCCAAAGACGGTGCAGGCAATGAAGTATTCTACAACGAAGCCGACACAGACTTCGCTGGTGCAGGTACTCATGCTTCTACTGGTGGCGCAATGGCGACTGACCCAGATGGTGTAGGTACTGAATTCACAACCGGTACTGGTATGACAACTGGCGCAGGCGAAGCACTTGGTTCATCAGGTGGCGGTACTTTCAACGAAATGCAATTCTCAGTAGAGAAGATTTCTGTTGAAGCCAAAACTCGTGCGCTAAAAGCAGAGTACACTGTAGAACTAGCACAAGACTTGAAAGCAGTTCACGGACTTGACGCAGAAACAGAACTAGCAAACATCTTGTCTGGTGAAATTCTTGCAGAAATCAACCGTGAAGTAATGCGTACAATCTATCGTAGTGCTAAACTCGGTGGTAATGCAGGTGCATTCGACTTGACAGCCGATTCCGATGGTCGTTGGTCAGTTGAGCGTTACAAAGGTTTGATGTTCCAAATCGAGCGTGAAGCAAACGCAATTGCGAAAGAAACACGCCGTGGTAAAGGTAACTTTATCATCTGTTCATCTGACGTTGCCTCAGCATTGGCAGCCGCAGGTGTTATGGATTATAACCCAGCCTTGAACACAAACTTGAACGTAGACAGCACTGGTAACACATTCGCTGGTGTTCTTAACGGTAAGACCCGTGTATACGTTGACCCATATGCATCTGGTGACTTTGTTGTTACTGGTTACAAAGGCGACAGCGCATACGATGCTGGTCTTTTCTACTGCCCATACGTACCACTACAGATGGTTCGTGCAGTTGGTGAGAACACATTCCAGCCTAAGATTGGATTTAAGACACGCTACGGCATGGTCGCAAACCCATTCGCAGAAGGTGCAACAGCAGGTGCAGGCGCATTGAACACACGTTCAAACGTTTACTACAGAGGTTTCTCAGTAAGCAACCTACTATAATAAGAGTAGAGTTTAATCTACCTACTTTAAAGGGG